GTCGGCTCATCCATAGTGGTCGGCGGGGACCAAGGTCGCTCAGACTGATTGAAAATAAAGACTTCCGTCTCATAAGAGAAGGCACCGAAATCTTTCAGCCAGCGACACTGCTTTCGGCCGGAAAAACCGGCCTTAAAAAGGGACCATCCGTGCTCCTTAACGATTCGAACTGACTCTGTCATCAAACGATTGAAGAGCCTATCTTTGATAGGCCCATCAAGCCATCGGGTCGCCTCGTAAACACGGCGACCGATGGAGACAGGAGAGTCAAGGTCGATTTGAGCTGGACGGATAAAAGGGACGTGACGAACCTTACCATTGAAAAACTCGAAAAGAGTTGAGTTGATATTGAAGTAACGAGAATCAACTTGAGTTTTTTTATGGTTAATTTCCGATAAGGTCGTCGCGGCAGAGGAAAAAAAATCATGCGGCGAAGTCGTCTTAAAAACGAGATCATCACCGTTGACTAAGCACCGATCAAAGCGGCGTAGCTGACGAGGAGCCAAGTTAGTTTGACCCGTTGACCACAAGTAAAAAAAGAAAGTTTGAAGGCAAAGGATGGGGAAGCTAAGAAGGCTGCCCATCATTTGACCCATACGGAGCTTCCGCCAAAACCACCCATCACGGTTATAATACCGAAGGGTAGGGCGGAGAGACTCCAAAGCCACTTTCTTTATGGTCTCGGGGACATTCCTCGCACGACAAAGGGCTACGCCAAGTATCCTCTCTGCAGCGAAAGTAGAGAGGTTATCGGTGGCATTTGAAAAGTCAACGGAAACAAAATCGCCCTCTTCAGAAGCAAAAGGAAAACGCTCCGGGAAAGGAGACCCTCTAAGAAGCCAAGGGAACCTTGAAAGATAATTATAGAGCGTTTTATGAAGAGGACGAAGGATCTCGTAAGACGAATGCATAATGGAGAGGGGCCTAACTTTACCCGCACTTAAGACGGTCGAAAACCTACCCGTAGGGGAAAAAACGGGCTCCTTGTCACCAAGGACTTGCTCGAGGTAATCGAACTGATCGTCAAAAGAGCGGAGAGCACCGAAGTGCTTACGGCCCCTCTCCTCACACGCATTCGTCGACACGACGCATGAAACAGCGGAAGAGGAATAAGAAGTATCCCAACCTTTTGAGAAGATCCTGCTTGCCATATCTCCTACGAAACCGAGATACGCAAGATCGACAGGATCCTCACGAGAAATGGCGCTAGAATGATTATCAGCCGCGCAAGAGACTGCAGAGAAACAGTCGCACGGTTGCATGAGCGCCTTGCCAAGAAGGGATAAAGAAAAAGAAAAAGAATGGCGAGTCCGTTTCGTAGGACTCCGAGGAAGGAAGCGACGTGCTTGGGTCGCATTTGTCAAAGCCAAGCTTTTAACGGTCGAACCAATCCGTTCCCAGAACTCGACTGCCTTCGCAACATCGGTTTTACCCGAGCGACGGCAAGGACGAGGAAGCTGGCGAAGCTGACCCAGTATCTTAGGACTACTGGCAGCAACGGAAAGGTTCATGAAGATTCGCCTAAGGGACCGAATCTGCCTGACCTGGCGCAATCGACACAGATGTGGGCGCTCACAACCGTCGACGAAGACGGGATGACGCGAACGCACGTGTGTTGATAGGGCGCTACCCCCAACTGACTTGTTCATTCTTGAGACAAACTACCTATAGGGCAGATAGTCTGACGGAAACAAGTCGTACAGCTTTTAGC